GTGTGTGTTCCATGTGTAAAAGAATATCGGGAATAGTTAAACACCGTGCAAGTAAAATATTTATTTTTTTTAATTATTTTAAATTGATATTTTAGGGGTGTATTTGGTTATTTTAGGTAAAATCCCCACACCCTATAAAATCCCCTTTTTTAGGGGCTGGTAACCCACCTTTCCTGAATACAACCCTATACAAATAGCGTGCCAAACCCGTAACTTCAACAATGAATGAACTTACATCAGTGGGTAATGGTACAGGGGGGTATCGTTTTCTGTGAGGTAGCGTATACCCCCCTTACGCATAAAGTGGATATAAAAATGACCTCCAAAAACAATGACTATAATTAGCTTTGGATATTAAATGCTTAAAGTCTTAGATTTATATATGGAAATAACGCACTGGAAGCCACAAAAGGTTATTGCTTTGGAGTATTTGATAGACAATCCTACTGCTCCGCAGCACGAGGTTGCAGACCATTCAGGTGTAACACAGGGAACAATATCCAATTGGTATAAAGACCCCGGATTTGTAGAGACTTTCTATGATAGGTATATGGTTACATATAACAGTAGGCTGCCTTCGGTATTAGATGCTATGGTAAGGGAAGCTCAGTTAGGCAATGTACAGGCAGGGAGGTTAGTTTTAGAGCATAGTGGCAAATTGCAAAAGAATATAGTTATAAAACATGAGAGTCCTTTTGAGAGATTTTTAAAGTCAACTCCTATAGAGGCAGAGTATGAAGTTATGGATAGGGACAGACCACAGACTCCCACATTCACAGAGCAGCCTTTAAAGGTTTTTAAGACTGGCAGGGATAGGAAGTTGGAAAAGAGAAGAGAGGCTTACAGATTAAGAAAGCGTGCTGAAAAGGTGGGTATGAAGACTTTAGGTGTAGGCAGGCACAATAATACCGAGTTTACTGAGTGGATGAATGAGTTAAACAGGAAAGAGGCTCTAAATGGCACTTAGTGACAAAAATGTCTATACCATGTAGACAAAAATGTCTAATATAATAATACAAGGTTAATAATATATTATATATATATGTTTTTTATATATATATGCTAGACATTAGGTTTTTTGGTATTGGATTTATGTGCCATTCTTTTGATAAAAAATCCTGAACATTCAGGGCATTGTTCTGAACTGTGAGAATAGCCAGATTTCTTAAATGTAATCCAAAAATGCCCACAATCCAGACAAAAGTATTTTCTGCCTAACGGTTTAGGCTTCCCCTGTGATTTCATTTTCGGCATGATGTCTGAGTATCTCTTGCATCAATTCTTCTGTGACAGGGGGAGTCTCTTGTTTTCTTTCAGGTGGTGATAACCGTGAACAAATAAAGCCCATCAGGTTATTATTCTGCATAGATATATCTTTAATGATTTTCAATAAACGTATAATAGCTTCTAATTCTTTGTCCATATTAACTTCCAGCTTTTGTTACCATTCCAGCACCTATTGCCTTTCTAAGCCCTTTAGATACATTCTCTTTTATTTCGTTACGAATCCTATTAGCGGTTTTTTCATTCATAACAGCAAGATGGAATCTTCTTCTTGGGACTTCTTTATTTGGTATCATTGATTTAGAATCAGTTTTAAATCCCATAGCGTGCAGAATACCATATTCTTTCATTTCAATGCCATCTTTAGTTGGTTTTATACTATCATGTAAAGCTCCAGTAGCCAATAGGGGTTTAGTCATACTCCTAAAGGTCATCCCTTTTCTTCCTCTTCTGCGAATGTCTTTAGTAGTATCTTCTAATGGAATAAGGACATTGCCATCACTTATTACTTTTTTCATTTCTTCTGCAAGTAATGGAGTATAGTTTTCTTTTTTAAGATTTAAGCTAAATATTGTCTTACCTTTATCTTTAAAAATATCAGCAAGTACCTGTAATCTGCCCTTTTGTGTTATTTTAAATGAAATTTGCATTAATCTTCTTCTGTGTCAGCCATATCGGTATCTACTGGAGTTTCTTCAGGTACTTCTTCAACTTCAGTACCATTAATAGACTCATTCTCGTCAATTATCTTCTGTGCTTCTTCAACAGTGAGGTCTTTATTATCTCTAACCATAATTTTAGCCTCAGTTGTGAGGTTATGCTCCAAATCAAAAGTATCCTTGGTAATTTGGTCTTGGACTGTCTTTGGATATTCAACTTCTTCAAAATCTACCCTGAATTTATCACTTGAAGGGAGAGAAATGCCATTGTACTCTGTTATCACCCTCTCTATTTCATATAAATCCTTCTCATACATACGCCAGAGAGCAATATCATCAAAATAATCCTCTTTTCTTTCCATATCCTTTACCATAAGAGAGATTCCGCTTGGAACTTCACCACCTTCTTCAGACCATTGTATCCATAAATGGTTATTTGTGGCTACTAACTCTATTTGGAACTTGATATTCTTTATTGCTTCTTCTATATTGCCTTGAGGGCTTGCAATATTGAAAGAACCATCATCCCCCATGTCCAAAATCACATTACTTCCTGCTCTCATCATATTTTGGTCTGAATCTACACCTTTTACCCAAGGCTGACCGAATAAATTGAATCTCATACCTAATTGCATCTCTGTAAGTGCGATATTTACCTGTTCATTGCAATTAATTATATCTCCAGCCCCTTCAACGAGAAATTCATCCAATTGGTCTTCCCTGTGGGTAAAGGCAAAGGGAAGAATCCCATAGGGATTGGCTTGTTCCCTGAGAATATTGCCATCATTATCTGTAATAGCGTATATACTGCTATCCCAATAGGCATATTGTAGTTTAGTTCTATCAGAAAGGTCATAAACTTTATTCATAAGTGGATATACTATTGCAGTTGGCTTAAATGGGTCTTCATCAAAGTAACATTCAAAGTAATAAATAGGTCTATAGTCAAGCATTTGTCTTTCTTCATTCCAAAATACACGATTAGCTATAGTTCCCAACAATCGAGTCATCCTTTCTGAGTGTTTCATCCTGACATTCTTTAGTTCAGTCATCTTTTCGTATGACTTATTTAAAGAAATAGAGCCTAAACTCCTATTTGCACCTAATGTATAGATTCTTGAGATTTTATTGATGAATTTACGGGTAAAATTTGCCTCATAGGGAGGAATCTCATTAAATGCTTCACCATCAAAATATTCTTTTATATATTGTGTAGTTGAAGTTCCTGAATAATAATCCAGATACTTTCTAATCTCTTTTCGCCTTCTTTGTGCAGAAATTAACTTATGTTCTGTTAATAGGTCTTGTATTATACTCATCTTTTAATCCTTTGTAATTTTTGATTTTTCATTGGGAATCTATTGGTGATAAAATACCGAAAAGCATCATTGCCATGCTCATTATAGCCATCCTTAACAGGGTCATTCTTCAATTGCTTGCCACTTAACGATTCTGGAAATCTATAATTTTGGAAATCTTCTATAATTCCAGTACAATTCTTGTCTACATGGACTCTTCTGAGTCCATCAGCACTCTCAAAGAACCCCCTAACATAGCTAACGCTTGAATTTATATTTCTACTCATTTTGTCACGCTTATACTGAACCCGTATCCCGTTCCTTCTGAATATTTCAATATCTCCTAATCCTGTTTGTCCTTGAACAAAACCACCTGCCGGGTCTCCATAATAAGCATCTACTCTATAATCCTTGCTAAGTATTTTTTTAATAAGTTTATCGGTTGATATATCTTTTTCATGTATTATTTCATCAACTATTTTTATATGCTCAATGCCACCTTCAGTATAGGTCTGAAGCCATAAAACGGCTGGCATACGATAACCGAAGTCAATAGTACAATATGTTGGAAGTTTTGGGTCAAAAGGGAAATCTCCAATATCTTCATCCCTAAAAGGATAAACACGCCCCTCAAGAGATGTAAACTGTGCTCCAAATTCTTGGTCAAAAAGTTCATTTGACATATTCCTTTTTCTTTCAAGGACTGCTTTATCGTATTTCCCTTCTGGAAATTCATATTGATTTACCCAAGATGGTAATTGGGCTGAATACCAATCTTCATCTTTCTTACCAAGTGCGTATAAATCATATATCCAATCATATCCTTGTGGTGTGGTTATAAAAACGACCTTACCCTTTCTCCCTACAACTGTTGGAGATAAATACATATCCCATACTTTTGAAGATACTTTGCTTGCCTCATCTATTATTAAAAAATCTAACCCTTCACCCACTAATGAAGAAGGATTGTCAGCAGACATACCCTCAACAGTAGTGCCCCATCTGAATCTGATATACATATCCTTTTCTGAGCATTTCTCAACATCATCCTCCTTGCCAATGACCATATTCTTCCATATTTCACGAAATATTAGCCTTGCCTTCTTATATGAAGTGCCAACTACCCAAATTTTCTTGTTTGGCTGTGATGCAACGAAAGTAGCCTCCATAGCAGCAGCCCAAGTCTTCCCAAATCGTCTTCCACATACAAAAACAAAGAATCTTGCATCTTTTTCTGGATAATGTAGCTTCAGTTGCCCATCATGCGGACTGTATCCAAGAAAATTAAACCATTTTCTTTTGTATTCGTATATTTCTTTTTGCATAATAGGGGCTTAGTAATTTATATTGCTAAGTGTTTAATTTACAAACAATAACTCACTGAAGAGGTTTAAAATGTCAGAAAGTACAGATACAGCCGTAGCTCAAGGCGTAAAACAGGAGCAAGGGACTCAACCCGGAATCAATGTAATGGATACAATTCCCCGTTCACGCTTAAATGAAGTTATCTCACAAAAGAAAGACCTTGAAGGTCAAATAGCTGAAATGAAGAGTGCGATTGAGGAAAAACAAAGGACAGAACTCGAAGAGCAAGGTAAGGTAGTTGAGGTCAATACTCAGCTAAAGTCTGAAATCAAAGACCTTAAGCAATATAAGAAAATGTTTGAGGAACAAGATAAGACACTTCGTGCCGAAGCTATGAGTAAACTGTCAGAAGATAAACAATTAAAATTCAAGGAATTGAAAACTTCTGACCTACTTAATGTCGTTGATGAACTTACATCCGCTAAAAGTAACCCTCCAGATAATGCTGGGACAGTAAAAAATAACATGGAAGGGGTTGACTGGACTAAGATGGATGATAAAGATAGACGAAAGAATTGGTCAGATATTGTAAGTTCCTTTAAAAGATAGGAAGGTAAAAAATGGCAATAACAGGTGGAATGTTAGGTGCTGCTCATACCACTTCAACTGCGGACGATTTTGTCCCTGAGTTGTGGTCTGATGGTATCTATAGATATTTTGAGAGAGGGACAGTCTTTAAAGGTTTAGTTGAAGATTATTCTTCTTTAGTGAAGAGTTTCGGGGATACGGTTAATATCCCACAGATTGATTT